GCTTGGTCAAGCTGCGTGAGATCTTGCCCAAACGATCCAAGCTGCTTTTCAATGAACTGCTGAACCTGAACAATGATCTTCGCCTGCTCGTTAGCATCTTCTTTGATCAGTTGTTGTCTCTGAGCCATGTCAACCGCGTTATGCGACTCAACAAGGTAGTAATTCAGCAAATGATCGCGCAAGTGCGTGGCGATTGGGTACATGTACGTCTTGGCAATCACCGGGTTGCTGCCAAATAGCGGCGATTTAAGAAACGCCATGTGCGTCATGATGTGAGCCATGTGGTCCTGATGCGGCAGAACGTATATAGGGCGGCTCATAGTTGCGGCCACGTTCTCAGACACCGGATCCATGTTTTCGCTGCCCGGCTTTGGCTGTAAAACCTCGGCTTCGGGCACTTTCATGTCGCGTAGAAAGCGTTCCTCAACTTTTCTAGCGTCATACATCTGCGGCATAAGCGTTGCACGCTGCATAATTGCTTGAGTTTGGGCAAAACGCTGCGTGTCGCTGAAAATAGCCGGATCACTGACCGGAATAACGTCCAAAGGCCCGTCAAAATCAGACGGATCAATATCGAGGCCTGATTCTTGGGCTTTTATGTCCTCAATCGTCAAATACGCCGAGTTAATACGGTGCAGAATCTTTAAACACCGCGCCATTGAGCCATGAAGGCGCGAGTGGATGCTGCTAAACACCACCATTCCTTGCTCGATAAGCGCCATTGTAGTGCCGACCGGCTGTGCTGTGCTAGAATCAGACAGTTTTTCAAAGGATGTTTGAACAACGCCTTTACCTGCATCAACCAAAAAGCCCAAAAGCTGGAAAAGCGTCGGACTTGGGCCATTAAATGGCAAAGGCATAGCAATTTTACGCACATCGTCGATCATCGCGCCGCCTTCAAGCTCGATAATCTCGGTCGGCTGTACGTTAATTGTTTGCCCGCCGGGGCCGCCTTTGAGCTTCAAGAGGGTTGGGACGTTCTGAATGTGCGCCGAATCTAGCAAAGCACGCAGTGCGCCGGTGGCCGCACCACTCAAGCCACCAATCATATGGGTGAGGCCGATTGGGTAGGCGCCGCGCCAAGGCACGAACGGAAACTCTACAATCCAATCTAGCTCCTTACGGCGCTCGTCATCGGGTTCCCAGTTTCTATATACGCTGAGAGCCTTGCTGCTGCTTTTATCAATGCTGATAATGTAAGGCTCAGTGTCATCGCCAAAATCTAGGCTCGTATAGATCTCGTATACGGTGCGAAGACCATCCTCATTGTAACCAAGATCTTTACGTCCCTCGATCTTATCGTTAGCTTTAGAGCTTTGGCTAAAATCTGGATCATCAGGCGAGCCAACGTCTATATCCCGATACATGCCGGACTTAACGCGGTTTTGGAACTCCATCTCGGTTATGTACTGAACGTGTGTCTTGCGCTCCGCCGTATAGAAATTGGTGGCCGAGAATGGAAGATATATATCGTCAATCGGGATAAACTCTGACGTTGGGCGAGAGTACTTAGAGTTCCACATGAACTTCATGTATTGCCCGCCACCCAGCGGGAGTTGGGTGCTTAGTTGCTCAAGCTCGCCTCTGAACTCAGCCATCTGTTCAGTGAGCTGCCAGTTCATAAATGCTGACTTGCGTTGCCCTTTCTGAACTTTCTCGTGATCTTGAATGCCAAGGATCTTGCTCTTCACCGGCCCATTTGGCGGAAAGACTTCTTTCATAAAGCGAGCGGAGAAATCTACGCAAGCTTCAACAAGCATTGGGTGCACAACCTTGTTGGCGCCAGTAAACTGCGCACCTCCGGGGGCGTCATCACCTAAGCCTGTGCGGCGCAAGCCTTCTTCGTATTGCTTGTCGCGCTTTTCGCGGGCTTCTTTGTCTCGGTCGATTTTATCAAGCAGATCGTTTACGGCGGTCTTTAACATCGCTTGATCGACTTCATCAACGATGTTTGCAAAATGCTCCAGATGAACGCGCTCGTCTTTGTCGTTTTTCATGCGTATGATGGCGCCGCCATCTTCTGTATCTTCAACCTCGTTATCAACATCCTCCAGCTGGATGTTTTCGCCTTCGGTTTTGTCGTCATCATTCAGGTTATCAGGCATAATTTCCCTCACGGATACTTGCTGCGATAGCGTCTATCTCTGCGGGGTCATAAACTGCAACAGGTCCGCCCTGCGCGTATTTACGACTCTTCTTTGAGTACTTGCGATAGAGCTTCATAAGATTTTTGTTAACTGTGCCGCCGAGAGCGTAGTCGCCGTCTCCGCCGTCGCTGCTGTCGTTTTCTGGGCCTCCATCTTCAGGGCCTCCGTCTTCAGATTCAGGTGCAGCTTCTTGCTGATCTTGCATTTCTTGCTGATCTTGCATTTCTTGAATGGCGCCTGAAAGTCCCATTGGACCACTCAACCCGAATGTTCCGTAGTTTATGTCGCCCAAAACATCGGGAGAGTCTAGCGGATCAAATGTGCCAGCAAGGTTTGTGCCCGCGACTGAGCCGTTAAAGTTTTCTTGAGGTGCACCAACATTAGGCATTTGGCCCTCGCCAAACAAAGACAGGTCGCCGTTAATAATTCCTTGAGCAATAGCGGCGGCTCTTTCGTCACCAAACATTTCCTGTTGCACGGCAAGCCAGTCAGCCAACTGTTCAGGCGGGATTGAAACATTTGTTACAGATGACGGCAACGTGCCGTAAACTCCCATCAATGCTTTTGATTCATCAACAAAAGCACGTTGTTCAGGACTTAGATAGCCGGGCAATGCTTCGCCAGCGCGACTTGCAACTTTGCCGCTTTCCGTAAACCCCGGCGAAACAAGATTGCCAACACCTTTTGATGAGGGCGCAAAACCTTCAATTGGTGACGGAAGCGCAGCCACGTTTGTGTTTGTCGTTGGCGTGGTTGCCGCCGTCTGGGTTGACGTCGGGTTTGTTTGGGATGACGTAACAACAGCCGCTTGCTGGGATGGCGATAAGTTTGATAAATCATACGCCTGCACAGCGCCCGGTTGATAGTTCGCGTTACTGTATGGCGAAAAAGCATCAAAGATGCTGTGGCCAATGGTTGAGGCACCGTTCAAAAGCCCATTTGCGGCATTGCTAACTGTATTGCCAATGCCTCCAAGAATGCCAGTGTTTAAGTTTGGGCTGGCATCGCCAAACAAAGAATTGTCCCCACGAGCAACTCCAGCATTGATAGCCGCAGCCATTTCGGCATATCTATCCATCGCCTCTTGTCTCTGAGCGTCATCGGCAACGCTGCCATCACCTACCGTTAAGTTGTAACGCCGCGCCATCTCATTCAACAAGTCGATGTTAGTCTGCGCGATATCGGCTTGCCCGCCAAGAGCGTAACCTTTGACGGAGCCGCCGTGACTTTTAGTTATGTCTTGATTTTTCATATCGAAAGTTCCACGGTTGCCTGTAGCAGATTTAATTTGGCTAGGATCAAATACAACATAGTGAGTATGGTCTTGGCCCGTAGGATAAAATTGTTTTGTACGGTCATCCCATAAGGTGTACGGACGTTGAATCATTACCCCGTCATACCCAGCGTTACGAGCATTTTTTACGGCATCAGAATCTGTTGCTCCGCCGAACCTTTCCCAAAATTCTGCTGGATCTTTAACTACGAAGGGCTGTTCCATCCTAACGTGCAAAGGCATAACATTACGACCGCCCTGATGCGTTCCTGCGTATGAAGATGCTTCATCAGTTAAATCGGTTGCGTAAACTCCCGGCCCGAACTCCCCGGTATTTGAAGGTTTGAACGTGCTAATGTCGGAAGCGGTGCCGTGGTAAATCGTTTTAGGGCTACCGTCTTTATTTCGCACTACGCTGTAACCAAGCCAATCCTCAAGGTTTTTTGCACGTTCCGGACTATCATGCGGTATATATTTATCTTGATGAATTTCATCTGCTAATTTACGCAAAGGATCAGACCCGCCGCCGGATTTTTTATTTACTTTGTTAAGATGGTTCCATATTTCATTTAATGTTTTATTTGTAAAAAAAACAGGAATTGATGATGCATTTTCATTTAACGCAGCAATTGTTCGGTGATGTCCATCAAGAACCATTGATCTATATTTGGTATCATATGGAGATCCCTCCACCAAAATAGGCGGAAGAGGCTCATTCTTTTGAATAACTGATTGCACTTCTTGTATTTGCTTTGCAGATTGAGGGCTTAATGCGTCATTCCAAGATTCCATTTCAAATGGATCAAGAGCTTTGGGGTTATATTCATAATGCGCAGGAAACTTGTTTTGCTTTTCTGCTATTTTAAGCAAATCCTCATGGGACGCTTTAGCTGGGTTATTTGGCTCAATTGCATATTTATCTAAAAAATCATTTTTGTTTAATTTTTTTGCATCTTCAAAAAAATTCCAACTAACTCCATTATGTGTTTTAACTGGCCCAGAACCCAACACCGCCTCACCAGCACGAACTGGTACGCCGCCAATACCGCCAACCATGCCTATGCCAGCCGCACTCAAAGCACGGCCAATATCTTCATTGTTGGTATAATCGGGTGATCGGCCTTCTTCAATTGCTTGCCGCACAAGTTCAGATCCGGCATATAATCCTTCTCCGATACCCTTGACTGCACTTGTTCCTACAGCCTGACCTATTGGCAATCCTGCGGGAGGCAACGCCTGATCAGTCTCACCGAACAGCAAAGCCTTACGCGGGTCCATCTGAGACTGTTTCAACGCAAGCAGATCGTTTTGGTATCCGCCGTCGCCAGCATAATACTTCATCAGCAAGTTGTTGAAATCATTAGGCGCCTCGATCGGCCCACCTTTGGCCTTTTGTACAGGCAAAAATATATCTTCTGGCTTCAAGCCAGCTTGCTGTGCAGACCACAAAATTTGACGATATTTATAGTCAGCAATGTCAGTTGGTCGTTTAGCAAACATTTCCCTGACTACAGAATAGGCGCCCTCATTGTTAGGCCATGCTTTAGTTCCATTATTCCCGCCTTGAGCATCGTTCCATCCAGAAACAAGAGAGAATCCAGACTTTGAGTCACTGTCAGCAGTTCCATCTTGATTGCCACGATTAGTAACGCGAACAGCTCCAGCCTTTATCAGATTATCAAAATTTAATGGACGATACTCAACTGGATCACTTTTTTCACCTGCAAGAAACCCACCATCAGCCTTCTTGATCGGAACATTGTAATTCATCAGCAAGTTGTTGAAATCATCCTCTGCCATATCTATCACCACTTAACCTTGTTAGCCCAATAGGCAGCTGACTCTGGACCTCTAGCGATATTGCGAGCGTGCCGAGCTTTGAACGAGGCTCGCTTGGCTTTCATGCGATCAGACTCGCCCTCTTTTGGCTTGCCCGCCGTGCTTGCGCCCTGCTCACCAAACCGGATGATCTTCTCTTTGCCATCTACCTTGGTCTTCACGATGTGAGACTTGGTCGGATGGTTCGGAGTTCGCCGTGGCTGGTTGAGCGGCAAGCTGTCCTTGTCAACGCGGTCGGTCATTTCTTCCTCGCCGCTCTCATGTTGTCAACCAGATTAGGATACGGGCGTCCGGCTTTCTTTGCTGCCGCCTTGGCGCTTGCCTTCTTGCTCGACGACAGCTCTTTGCTCTCGCCAAGACCCTTGGGCCGCTTCTTATCCCAGATCGGTTTCTTTGCCATTATCAGCTCCTATGCTGCATAGGGATTAGCGTACTCACGCTTGAACTTCTTTTGCCCGTCTGGATCTTTGGCCGTTGGCAACTCAAACCATCCGTCATTCTTGAGGTAAATTACAGCCTGCGTAAACGTGTCTACGTAATCATCATGCTCAGCCACCGGAAACTTTGACAGCTGCTTGAGAAAATCTGCCGCCCAGCTGACCGATTGTCCGGGATTCTTTTTTGACTCCGGAATCCACAATAGTCCTAACTCTAGCGTCGGCGCAGCCTGATGAGCGCGGCTCGTCTTACTTGCGTTACCGGGATTATAGCCGATAGCGGGCACTTTTGCCAACCGAAAATCTTGAAGCAGACTTTGCCCGCTGGCCTTGGCCTCGACAAGCACCCGATCAGGACGCCGCGCCCTTCCATACGGCGAATCCTTGCTCATGCCGCCGTACTCTGTCTGCCAATCTTTGATTGCCCTTGCCCGCAGATCGGGATAGCTCAGGTGCTCGTCCCAAGCGTCGATCAGCATCACGTTACGCTCGCCCTTGATGCTGAACACCGCCCAAACTGTGCAGGCTGTCGGGTCTCCGGTCGTGTGCTCGGTAAACGCGCAATCATAGGACTGAAGGATATATTCGAATGGCGGCAATGCCTTATCGGCTGGCCAGAGCTGGAATTGGCTAACGTCAAGGATCCCGCCCTCGGACGGCACCGGATCTTGCTGAAGCTGGCCGGCGGTGCCGTAGGCGCCGAGGTTTTGTTTCAGGCTCGTGATCTCGGCATCCCCAAACCGGGCGGGGCAGATCAGCTCACCCTTGACGGTGCGCGGATCGTAGGGGCCGAGCAGCGTCTGGCGCGATTTGCCGTCCCACTCAGCCGGGATGCAGACGTGCTCCCAGCCGAGCTGCTCCAAGATGATGCCGCTGGCGTCCCGCTCGTGCAGGCGCTGCATCACGGTTACCATCGCGTCGCGCTTGGGATCGTTGAGTCTGGTGGCCCACACCATATTGAACCATTCAATAGTGGATTCACGGATAACATCAGATTGGGCATCTTTGGCCGAATGCGGGTCATCAAGTATCAGGCGCGAGCCGCCCTCGCCCGTCGCAGTCCCACCAACCGATGTGGCGATCCGGTAGCCGGTCTTGTCGTTCTCAAATCTCTGTTTCGCGTTCTGATCGCCAGCTAGCGAGAACAGATGACCCCAGCGGTCCTGATACCACGAAGACTGGATCAGCCGCCGCGCAGAAAGGTTGTCGCGGATGCTGAGCGTGCTGGAATAAGACGCGCAGAGGTATTTGTGGTGCGGCGGCGACAACCACTCCCACATCGGCCACATTACAG